TTCTTACGTTGATTCTATCAAGGGCAGATTCTTTAATTTGTAAAGTTTTGTTACCCCAAATTACAGTACCAACATCAGAGAAAGTTGCGATTGGGTTAATTCTACCTTTATATAAAGTATCTCTATCATCTTGAGTTAATTTTTTTCGAGCCTTGATAGCGTTTACCAAACCTCTTGTGTAACCCGCGGATGCGAACCAAGGGAAAGCGATGTTATCAGTTAAAGCCAAGTTTTTAGTTACTTCCGCAGTAGGAGGTAAATAAATTTGTGTGTTATTAACTGAATCTCTTGTTAATACCCAAGGGTAGTAGGTTGCCGTATAGTTAGAGTCGATACCTGTACTTTCTAAATTATCTACCGTTTCTTGTGGATAAATTAATCCTTCAGTAACATCAGTAAATGAAGGTAAGAATAAATCAAAGTCAGGAGTAGTACAAATATAAATTGAATCCGCCCTATCTGTCTCAACCATATCAATCGCACTCTCAACTAAGTTTGAGTTATTTACATAATCGATACCTGGTGTTACAAAAATGTTGATGTTTGTTGCTTCAGGATTACCGAAAGTTTGTTGACCCCATAAGTAAGCGTAGTAGTCAGTATTTGCCCAAACTTCTTGGTTAGGTCCTGAAATTTGTTTAAATGCTCCCCATCCTGTTGCTGTCGGGTATGATGTAGATGCGGCTGCTCCGTATTTATAACCCGTTTGACCTAAAGCGTATGTGTCTTGGTTTGTTCTGTATTCTCTATAGATGTCCCATCCGTCAAATCCACCATAAGGACATACAGTAAATTTACGTGTATTTAAGTTGTAGTATGCGTTACTTGCGTCTGTTGGTTCAGAATCAAAAGACGAAATACCTACTTCAAATAAAGACTGTCCTGATGTCGGTGAAGTTGATGGTACTTTAATCACACTAGCATTAACGTCCATATGGAAACCTTTGGTGATATAACCCCATTCAGGTCCTGTTGTGTCCGTTCCTAAGTTTGCCGGTAATTGTTTACCTTTATACTCAAAGAAATCATAATCAATACCCGTAATGTTTGAAATACCTAAATACACTCTTCTTGGATTTTCTCCGTTTGAGATAACCTGATTGTCCCCTCCATTAGAAGAGCCAAATGGTTCGTTATAAACAACGTCACCTGGTTTTAAATATTTAGTTTTATAAACAATAAACGGTGAAGTTGCATTTGCGTATTTTCTAAATGAATATGCGTCAAACCCACAAGGTAAAGCATCTATTGGTGCTTCTTCACTCATTTCTAACATCACATATTTAGATTTAACTTGGTATTCACCATTAGACGTACCTATTTTATTTGCTATGTAATTATTATTAGAAGGATCTAATGAACAATTAGTAAAACTTTCAATAACTCTAACACTATCATCAGTATCATAAAAGTCTCTTACTAATACGTCAAACGTTCTACTATTAAATGAAATATTTGCGATAGACATTTTAACTAATCTATTTGCTGCGTTTCCGTCAGAAATTAAAACAAATTTAAATAACTTATAAACTTTATTACCTCTTAATTCAGAAACTAAATAAGGTGTTTTTGGTGTTTGGTATTGTTCTAAATAAAATCCTATAGATTCAGTACTCAATGATTTAGCACTATTTAAACTAATAAAATCACAGTATAAACCTCTAACTTTACCTTGTCTATAACCATTTAATAATAAACTTGGGTAAACCTCTTCAACAAATAACGGAACTTCAGTTCTATCTTTTCCAAAATTACTTCTTCCAAAAACATTAGAGATGTAATTTGAATTTGATGATTGTAATGAAGTTTCAAAACTAAATGTGTCATTATCAAAAGTAGTACCTGTTATTAAGAATGCGTTAAACGGATCTTTTGTTACTGCCGAATATGATCCCGAACAAACCATAGCCGCTCCCGTAGTTGCTGAAACTTCGTATCTTGGTCCTGCTTGTGTTGAACTAAAGTTAGTAATACCTCTTGATCTTAAAGTTGCAACAACTAAATCGTCATAGTCATTGTATGGTGTACCTGAATATGTTGTTAAGTATACTGTACATCTTCCCGTAAATTGAGTGGATGTTGTCCCTGTACCGATAGAACTTAACGCCGCACCAAACCCGTAACCAGCATATGAACCGACACTTTGTGTTTTTGTGTAATCAAATAATGCGTAATACCAAGCGTCGTTAGTGGTTGCAGATAAATTAGCGTTTGCTAAAATTACATTATCAACACCAAAAGTTTCTGATGTCGCAGATACCGCATTACCAAAAACAGTGGTACCTGTTACTAAGTTAAATGTACCACCACTTACAGTCCCCCAAAATACCGCTTCACCACCTGTTGATCCTGTACCAAGAGTTGCAAAGTTATTAACTTCGGTAGATATAAATGTTTGGAAATCGGCATTTAATGAAGAAGTCCCACCGTTAAATGTTGTATATTCATTATAAAAATCCGCACTAAGAGTTGCTGGTGTTATTGAAGTAATTGTAATATTACCACTTGAACCTGTTGTTCCCGAAAAATCAACAAAACCTGACGATACACCTGTTGCCCCTATTGTACCAGGATTTGGGTTTGCAATTGTAACGATAGACCAAGAAGGTCCCGCATCATAACCTGATAAACCAAGAATCCTTGTTACGAAAAGTTGGTTTGATTGGCTTAAATATGATTTAGCAATATATGCGGTTTCGTATTTAGGTATTTGAGTGTTAACAAATTTTTCAGGTGATGTACCACCAAAATAAGTTTGGAACTCGTCAAAGTTTGTTATGAAAATCGGCTCAAATGCCGGTCCTTGTAGTGTTTCACCCACAAGTCCCAAAGTAGTTACACCTACACTTGAAGCCACAAAAGTTAAATCTCGCTCTGATGTATACACACCGGGAGAAACGAATACTTTGTTTGTTGAAGCCATTATTAATTAAAATTTATAAATTTATTTTATATATAAATACTAGATAAAATGGCAAAAAACTTCACTCTAATATAATTATTTAAGATGTAGGATATTTTTTTCTACCTTTTTTCATACTAAACTATTTACTTTTAAAACATGAAAAAAATAAAGAATATTAAGATCTCATTAGAATCGCATAAAATTCTTAAAGATTACTGTGACGAAAAAGGTTTGAAGATTTATAAATTTTTGGAGACCTTAATTTTAAAAACTTGCGAAAAAGAAAAAGATATATACGGAGAGTAATTTTTATGTAACAAGATAAGAAACTGTTTTAATTATTGCTTCTTGGGTATTATCCGTTTTATTAACACTAATTAATAAAGTGTCCCCGTCGTTAATTTGTATTTTATCTAAATCAGACCCAACGTAGTTATTATTAATTGTTACATCATAACTAGAAACGTTGGTTGTACTTTCCACAACAATATCCGCACTATATCTAAATACTTCGGTAAGTTGGGTATTACCTGAAACAAATAATAAATCTAAATCAAAATTATCAGGTCTTGGTGGTGTTATTTGTGTTTTTCTTCTTTTGTTTAATGTATCAACTTCAAACATAGTAACATTTCTTGTAATACCAGGTGAAACCTGAAATTCTGCTTCGTCTAATAGAAATCCCATTAATGTTATTTTATAATTTTGAATATAATATTTTCTTTTTTCAATATCTTTAACAGACTCATCTGTTGGATCTTCCATTTTAATTGGCATGTAGTGACCTTTAATTTGAGTGTATGCTTGTTTTGATGTGAATTTTTGCATGAAAAGTTTATTAAATTCATTAAGTTCACGCATCCTATTACAGAATATTTTAACATTATAAACTATATCAACAGGAACTGGTTGAGGTATTTTATATACATCAACACCCTTTCTATCCCCATTCCACGTTGGTACTGAATAATAAAAAAATCTTAATCTTTCCGGTATATTCGCAGCTCCTCCTTGAAATTTTCCATATTTAACTTCGGGTTGTCTAACAGTTATTATAAATGGTAATGAAACGTTTTTATCTAAATCTTGAAATTTCCACGTTTCGGTAAATTGAGACCACCCTTGGGTTGTTATAATCTTGTCGACCGTAGGCACCACTTTACCGTCAACGGTTAATTTAAGTTGTTCTTTAACAAATTCTAAAACCCCTTTATCTAAATCAGCATGTAAAACACCTTTTGGTAAATAGGTTCCGTCTTTTGTAACGTCCTCTATCATCTCCATTCTTCTTTCCTTACCAAATTTCTGTGGAATTAAAGGTAAAAATTTTTTTTGTTGTTTAGGTAATGCCATTTTTTATATTCCGTTAAATTCGTCGTTAGTTATAGGTGCAGCAATTATTGTTCTGTAATATTTTTTATACCCCCCGTATGTGTGTTTTAAATCTGAAGTAATTCTACCATCGTTTACCACACTATAGTATCTTACTTTATCTTCAGTTTCATAGTAACCTAAATAATCTCCCAAAGAAATTTCAACCGCCAATTGATCTAAATGTGATTGATATACGCTAAACGTCATATTGCCTGGTTCTATTTGTGAAAGTTTTGATGTTCCATAATCTGAATTTGTTGGAGTGTCTATTTTAACTAAACCTTTTAATTCTACAGGAGCCAAGAATTGTATTCCTTCCGTTAATGCCTCGCCATATACATCATCATTATTTGTCCTTTGTCTATCAACACGATATAAAACAACACTGAAATTCATGTCTCCCATTTGCCATTCCATACCCATCTCAATTTCTAAATTGAAATCTTCTTCAGAAAAAAACTTATTTAACCTTGTTATTGGTACTCTTTTTTGTGTCATATATATAAATACTTTAATTGATTTTTTTATTTTATTTACTATTTTTATTTATAATATAATGGAAGAATTAATTTCAAAAACTCCCGAAACAAGGTCCCTTCAGTTATTAGATGAATATGAAGGGTCAAATAACTATATCTTGGCGTTAAAACACAAAAAACAGAATAGTAAAACGTTTACACCCACAAGGTCACAAGCCGAATACATTATAAATTTTCACGGAAGAGTACCAAAGGTTGCAAAAAAATGGGTTAAACTTGATTCATATTTTGGTAAAAAAATGATGGAAGATAAAATGTACACAAAAGAACCATCGGAAATTTATGTTGAAAAGTTATTAGTTGAAAAAGATAAATCATATCACATATGGGGTAAAATATTTAGTGGGGAAACTTTACATGATTTTTGGATACCTAAATCAGCATTAATAAAAGATAATGAAGTTAAAAATGTTGTTATTGAATATTCTAAATACGATCACAGGGCACCAATGTCACATCAAAAAGAGGCTATTGAAAAACTTGTTAGAAATAAAAAGTTTATTTTGGCCGATGATATGGGACTTGGTAAAACAACATCAACAATTATATCTGCACTTGAAACAGGCTCAAAAAAAATATTAATAATATGTCCCGCATCCTTAAAAATAAATTGGGAAAGGGAGATTGCAAATTATTCAGATAGATCCGTATATATTGCAGAAGGTAAAAAATTTTCAGATGAATCTGATTTTGTTATTATTAACTACGATATATTAAAAAACTTTCATGACCCAAAAAAGAAAGACGACTCTATTATTTTAAAATCAAATTTTGACCTTGTGATTATGGATGAAGCACATATGATTTCAAACCCACAAGCACAAAGAACAAAAATTGTAAATGATTTATGTGAAAGATTAGATAGGGTTTGGTTATTGACGGGAACACCTATGACATCAAGACCTATGAATTATTTTAATTTGTTAAAGTTAGTTGATAGTCCTGTTGCTGCAAATTGGATGGCTTATGCAAAAAGATATTGTAATGGATTTCAATTTAGCGTTGGTAAAAGAAAAGTTTGGAACGTGACAGGGGCGTCTAATTTAGATGAGTTAAGAGAAAGGACCCAATCACATATTCTAAGAAGATTAAAAGAAGAGGTTTTAGATTTACCTGATAAAATTATTACGCCTGTTTATTTAAGGTTGAAATCTAAAGACTATGAAGAACTAATGGGGGAATACTATGATTGGTATGATAAAAACCAAGAAGAATCTTCGTCTCTTACAATTCAGTTTGGAAAACTTATGAAAGTAAGAAAAGTAATTGCTCAAGAAAAAGTCAAATCAACAATTGAATTGGCTGAAAATATTATTGAGCAAGGAAAAAAAGTTATCATATTTACAAATTTTACTGACACATTACAAGAAATATACAATCATTTTGGTAAATCCGCAGTTTATTTAGATGGGTCTTGTTCAAAACCTCATCGTCAAAAAGCGGTGGACGACTTTCAAGAAAACGATAAAATTAAAGTTTTTGTTGGTAACTTAAAGGCTGCTGGTGTTGGTATAACATTAACGTCTGCTGAAGCTGTAATCATGAATGATTTATCATTTGTACCGGCAGAACACGCACAAGCAGAAGACAGATCACATAGAATAGGACAAAAAAATTCAACATCAGTTTATTACCCACTATTTGAAAACACAATTGAGGGTGCAATTTACGACATATTAACAAGAAAGAAAAAAATTATTTCAACAGTAATGGGTGATGATCTATTATTGGATGAAGGGTCGTCAATAGAAGAAATGTTAAATATGATTTCTTCTAGTAGGTGATATTTATATTTATGATATTTAAAAAGTACACCGAAAAAATTAATTTAATCGAATCTAAACTGGGTCACGTTTCACTTTTAAACGAACAATTAATAAGTGAAATAAAAAAAATTAGTATAGAAAAATTACCTTACAATTTTGATGAGTTAGAAACTTTTATTGATTCTGAAACTATGAAGACTCACTACAATAAACATTACAAAGGTTATGTAGAAAAATTAAATGTTGAGTTAGAAAAAATTAAAGGTAAGGATTTAGATTTAGAAGAAATTGTTTCAAGTATTTCAAAATTCAATACAAAGGTTAGAAATAACGGTGGTGGAGCGTTTAATCACGCATTATTTTGGAAAATGCTATCACCAAAAAAAACCACATTAAAATCCCCATTATTAAATAAAATAGAAAGAACTTTTGGTTCTTTTGAAAAATTTAAAGAAAAATTTGAGGAAGAGTCCAAATCAAGATTTGGATCGGGATGGGTTTGGTTGGTTTTAACAAAAACAAATAGACTTAAAATAATTACCACACCTAATCAAGACAACCCATTAATGTTAGCGAGTAATGATAAATCACACCCACTATTAGGTCTTGATTTATGGGAACACGCATATTATTTAAAATACAAAAACGAAAGGGATAAATATATCCATAATTTTTGGAAAGTAGTTAATTGGGATTTTGTTACTGATTTATACACAACTCAAATAGAAAGAAATAAAGCAAATTAGTAAGATATTTATATAAAAATATATCTTATGTCAACATCAATAATTACAGAACCAGAAAGAACTAAGCTATATAAAAGAATTAGAAATCTTTTAGGGGCACCATTAAGAGGAGTAGAACTTGAAGATGAAATGATGGATTCTTTATTAGAGCTTTCAATTCAAGATTATTCACAACACGTAAACGATTGGTTAATAGAATCGCAGTGGTCATCTTTATATGGTTTAAATCTTGATGAACAATCACTAACAAGAGCATTTACCACAAGAAGTTTAGATTGGGAGACTCAATTTACTTATGCTTACTCTAAAATCGTAGGTCTACAAGCTGGAGGTGATTGGGTGTTAGAAAAAGATTATATTGATTTAGTACCAAACCAACAAATTTATGAAATACCTGCAGGTAGAGAAGTAAATGAATTACTGTGGTTTGCAAGATCTGAACTAGACGCAGCATATTTTGACCCATTCATGGGTGGATTCGGTGGATTCGGGGGTATTGGTCTTGGTGGTGGAGCAGGTTTTTCACAAATGGGAACTACGGGTAATTATTTTATTACACCAGCATTCGACATTCTTTTAAGAATGGCAGATATTCAAATGAAAAGAAGAATAATCACAGGCGATTTAACATATAGAATTACAGCACTTCCCGAAGGTAAAAAAGCAATACATTTATATAATGTACCGGGAGGTAAGTTTGATTTTGGTAATATTAAAAGAAGCGATTATCGTGTATGGTATTGGTATTATAATACTTTCGATAGAGATGATTGTTTAGCTAAAAATCCAGATGTAGTTAGGTTACCGTCAGACGTACCAATTGACGAAACAAGATGGGACGAGTTAAATAGTCCAGCACAAGCATGGGTTAGAAGATGGTTCACCGCATATTGTAAAGAAACATTAGCAAAAGTAAGAGGTAAATACGGTGGCAATTTAAAAACACCTGATAGTGAATTAACTCTTGAATGGCAATCTCTAAATACCGAAGCAAAAGATGAAAAAACTATATTGTGGGAAGAATTAAAAACAAGACTTGAAAGATTAAGACCTGAAAAACAGTGGGAAATAAAAGGTGCAATGGCTGAAAATATGAATAAAGCATTAAAGTACCGACCATTTACAAGTCCATATACTGTGATATAATTTTTTTATGTCGATTTTTAAGTCTTTACCAGTAAAAAAAATTATAAACGGAGTTGAGGTTTTAGTACCTGAATCAGTTGTTGTAACAAATAAAAACTACTCAACAAACGGAGAAACTTTTATTGTTGTAAAAAGTGTTGGGGGTTCTGAATTATTTTTAAATTCACAAACCACAGAACATGTTGTTATAAAATCACTGACAAATGTTTTGGTTAAATCAAACGAATTAATAGATGAGGAGTTTAATGAAGTTGAACTTAATAAAGGATCCTGTGTTGAATTTAAAAAAATAGGGGATTATTGGTATGTCCTTTCGTCCGATGGATTGAAAACTTCATAAAATTTTATTTCCCTT